ACCCAAATCAGCACCACCACCCCAGTACCACCTGACCCCCAAGACATGGAGGACATCATGTCCGCAGTCACCGACCTGACCAACGCCGTCAACGCCCAGAGCACGGTGGTCGACTCCGCCGTCACGCTCCTGCAGAGCCTCGCCCAGCAGATCCGCGACAACGTGGACAACAGCGATGCGCTGAACGCCCTGGCCGACGAGATCGAAGCCAACACCTCCGAACTGGCCGACGCCGTGTCGGCCAACACCCCGGCCGAGCAGCCGCCGGTCGAGGAGCAGCCGCCGGTGGACGAGACCAACCCCGACGATCTGCCCCACCCGGACCAGACGCTCCCGGGTGACCTCCCGCAGTAGCTGATCCTCAGCAGCATTCTCAGCAGCCCCCCTTCGCAGGGGGGCTGTTGCGCGCCTCCCCAGATTCGGGAAGGGGCGATGCCACACTGACGGGGCGATGGACCCTCGCCTCCGCACCGCCATCCTCTTCGCCATCGGCGTCACTGGCATCGTCTGGGTGACGGTGGTGGACGACGTCGACCGGCCCTACCTCCTCGCGCTCTTCGCCGGGATGGTCGGGCTGACGCCGTACCTCTCCATCATGAAGCGCCTCTACCCGCCGCCCGGTGAGGAGGAGAAGAAGTGAGCACGGTCAAGGCCCTCGTCATCTACATCGCCGTCATCGTCACCGTCATGCTGATGCTCTTCGTCTACCAGTACACCCGTTACGGGAAGCTCTGACTTAGAGTCGCGCCATGCGGACCACACCTCTTCTGGGCATCTCCGTCCCTGACGCCGACGATGTGGCTGACGTCCCCACTCACCTCTACACCGTCGCCACCGGCCTGGAGACTCACTCCATCGTCCGCTGCACGTCGGCCACTCGGCCTAGCTCGGCGGTCCGCTTCGACGGCATGGTGATCTTTGAGACGGACACCAAGAACGAGTTGACGTGGAACGCCACCAACGCCGAGTGGTCGAGGCCCTGGAACATCGCCTGGGGATCGCTCGGCTCCCGGGGCCACGCCCAGATGAACAGCGGCAACATCCAGTCCAACATCACGGCGGTCACTGACATCCTCGGGGCCACCCTCTCGTTCAAGGGCTACGCCGGTCGCCGGTACCGGGGGATGACGCACGGACAGGGTTTCTGTGCCGGATCCGGCAATGCCACCGTGTACTTCAACCTCGACGGCGTCGATGTGTCCTACGCCTGGAACTACGAGGGCATGACCAGTCAGCGCCGCCCCATCGACGGGTCGTACGAGTTCACGGTCAGCGCCACCGGCACTCACACGCTCAAGCTGCGCGCCGCTGGGAGCATCGCCTTCGCCTGGGACAACATCGACCAGGGCAGGTACTTCTCGGTAGAGGACATCGGCCTAGCGGTGTAGGAGGGGTCATGCAGGTTGATGGTCGCCTGGTCGTACCGGGCATCGATGTGTCGAACCACCAGCGCGACATCGACTTCGCCGCTGTCAGGGACGACGGCATCCGCTTCGCCATCGCCAAGGCGACCGAGGGCGTCGGCTACATCGACCCCTACTTCGGCCGGAACCGAGAGGGCTTCAACGGGGTCGGCATCAAGTTCGCCGCCTACCACTGGCTCAAGCCGAACCAGCCGTGGGGGGCCCAGGCCGACGTGTTCCTCCGGGTCACCGGCGGCGGTGACGGCTGCTCGTTCGTGATGCTCGACGCCGAGGAGAACGGGATCAGCGACGATCAGGTCGTCAACTGGTGCGACCGGGTCGCCGACCAGACCGGCAAGCGGGTCGTCATCTACTGCGGCACCTGGACCGATCCCAAGGAACGCTCCGATCGATGGCTGAAGTACACCCCCTGCTTAGCCGCCTACCCATCACGGGTGATCAACCCCGACCCCGAGGTGCTGAAGGTTCCCCGGGGCCCGGCCCCGTGGGGCTTCTGGACGATGTGGCAGTACACCTCGTCGGGCCGGGTGGCGGGTATCAACACCGGCAACGTCGACCGAGACGTGCTCGACGCTCGGTGGTTCGCCAACCTGGAAGATGAACATCCACCCGCTGTGATGGAGGACAAGATGATCGCACTGGTGCTCGGGCCCGACGGCATAGGGATTGAGTTCCGTGCCCGTCCTGATGATGGCGTTGTCGTGCTCCGGTGGCAGGGGTCTCCTGGTGGTGGCTGGTCGGATTGGGCGCTGGTCAACGCCAAGCAGCCGGGGTCGTTCGACAACGTCAGCGCCTTCGTGAACAAGGACGGGCGCTGCGAGGTCATCGCCTGGCACTCGTCCTACAAGGTGCCATTCCGTTGCTGGCAGGTAGCCAAGAGCGGGGCCTGGTCCGATTGGGCCGCGGCCTGAACTAGAAGGAGCACAACCATGGACTTCGTCCCTCTCATCGTCATCGGCTCACTGCTGAAGAAGACGGTGGACTTCCTCAAGTTCCTCACCGGCAAGGACTGGAACTCGGCCATCACCCAGGTCGTGGTGTGGGGTGTCGGTGTGCTGCTGGTGTGGCTGCTGTCCGCCTCGGACTTCGCCAACGGGATCATCATCGGCGGCATCGACCTCGGCAACATGAACGCCTCATCGATCGTCCTCGTCGGACTGGCTCTGGCCTCTACCGCTTCGCTGCTCGGCCAGGATCTCATCAAGGCGCTGGACAACACCCAGACGGCGGCAGCGCCGCCCCTGGTCCCGCTTCCTCCTGCCGGGCAGCCCGTGCAGCCAGCGCAGCCCGTGCAGCAGCCCGTGGTGAAGTAGGAACACCGACAGGGCTCAGGTACACTGCCGCCCATGAAGTCCACCAAGGCAGCGAAGAAGGGCAAGGAGCCGTGCCAGTGGTGCGGGAAGTACTGCGCGCCCGGCCCCATGAAGCAGCACCTGAAGGCGTGTGACCGCAACCCGCACAAGGTCCCGTTCCACGTCACCCAGCCCACGGGGAACTGCCGCTGGTGCGGGATGGAGACGACGCTCGGAGCACTCGGTACGCATGAGGCGTACGGGTGCTCCAAGCGTCCGGCCGACGGCGGCGACGCCCGGAGGACGTGCCAGTACTGCGGCGAGGTCACGACCCTCCCCCCGGCGTTGATCAGCCACGAACGCATCTGCGAGCAGAATCCGGCAACACCGCAACGGATTCCGATTCGTCTGTAGCCTCTGCCGATGGCTGATGTGAAGTACTGCCTCGACGTGCTGGGCCAACAGCCGACGAAGAACGCTCGCATGGCGCGCTTCCTCGTCATCGTCAACGACGACTCCACGGCCACCCTCCGCTCGTTGTGGTTGGACGTGGGCGAGCCGGTCTTCATCGACCGGCCGCTCACTCGCATGGAGAAGCAGTACATCGATTGGTTCTTCTTCACCGAGTCGGGGGAGGTCGAGTCGGTGACTCCCCAGGGTTGTGCGTGTGGAGCCGGGGTCATCGCCTACACGCCGATGAGTCCGGGGGACAACCTCATCCTGGTGAGGACCCCCGACTGGCTGTCGTGAGCGCCATACACTGACCCCGTGTTCACCAGGGGAGCAGCGCTCATCATCATGGCCGTCGGATCACTGGTCCTTCTGGTCGTCTCGGCCTGGCTGCTCTACAACAAGGAGCGGGCCATCGGCTGGACCTTCTTCGGGCTGGGCACCGTGGGCTGGCTGCTCTACATCGGGGCCGTCGTGCTCGACGTGAACAACGGGCGGAAGGCGACGTAGGTGGCTACCCCCGAAGAGGCGCAGCAGGAGCAGGACGCCGCCGCCGAGCGCTTCTACCCGGTGGCCGCCTACGCCATCGGCTCGGCCCTGAACCTTGAGCCGCCCAACTTCGACGTGCCGGTTCCTCCGGGTATCGAACCGGCGGTGAAGCTCATCCTCCTCGACATTCTCGTCTGGCTGATCACGGGATCGAAGACGGAGACGCCTGACGCTCCCATGCCGACCCCGACCGAGATCCAGCACACCGCCGACGTGATGACCCCGCCCGTGGTCGATGAGGCGTGGAACTGGGCCGTCGAGTACGCCAAGAGCCTGGACGAGGCTGGAACCAAATCCGGCATCACGACGGACCAACTCGACGCTCGGGCCCAGGCCCTCGCTCGCACCCTCGCCACCCGGGCCACGTCCGAGGGGGCGCTGGCTACCGGCCACCTCCTGAGCATGCCCTACAAGATCTGGATCACCCGAGGGGACCCCACCGTGCGGGAGTCGCATCGACGGCTCCACGGTCACCCGGTCCCGATGGACACGCCGTTCCGCAAGTGGCCGACGGGGCAGGTGCTCGACTTCCCCGGGGACCCCCGGGCACCACTCAATGAGACGGCAAACTGTCGGTGCATGGTGATCTTCGCCGAGACGGCCGAGGGTGTGAGCAAGGCCCTCGCTCCGGCCAACCTTGACGAGGCGTTCACCATGGCCGCTTCCGCCCAGGAGGACTGATGTCTGACGCCAGCATCGCCGACGTCGAGATGGTCGTGGCCGTCCGGGGACTGCGGACGTGGCTCAAGATGCAGACCCGGTTCTCCCGCACCGACTTCGTGGGGGCGGCCGCTCGACTGGTGGGGGTCACCGACGCCAAGACCATCTTCGGCCGGTACGGGATGAAGAACCCACCGGCCGGGACCAACGTGCTCTACCGGGGTCTGCGCCGGGTGCTCGACCAGGGGGCCGACATCGGCATCACCCCCGACGAGCGGATGGACCTCGTCGCCACCGTCAACCACTGGGAAGAGATCATCGCCGAGTGGCGGGCCGAGGCCGAGTCGGTCATGGCCGGGGCGAAGGAGAAGGGGCTGGAGGGAACGCTGCCCGGCCCCGATGATCCGAAGGGTGGCTACACCGCCGAGCTACCGGTCCCGTTCCAGATGTGCCTCATGCCCCACTGCCGCAAGACAGCAGTGCTCGGGGGCGAGCGGTGCGAGAAGCACGGCGGCCAGTGGCTCGACCCCGAGACCCGCCAGGCCATGCTCATGACCAGCTACGAGAAGCTGATCAACGCCAGCGACACCGCCGTCGACACCCTCTTCGATGTGATGGTCAACAGCCGCCGGGATGACGCCCGAGTGGCCGCCGCCAAAGAGGTGCTCGACCGAGTTGGCATCCGACCCGGCAGTGATGTCCACCTCCACGTCCACGGTGACGGAGCCGAGACCGAGTCCACCGTGTCGGTCATCCGGGCCCGCCTGGCCGAGATGCGGAAGACCATCGAAGAGGGCAAGGCCATTGACCCGGCGCTGCTCTCCGGCGAGGAGATCATCGACGCCGAGGTAGTCGAGGACTCCGACGATCCGCCCGATGAGTTGCCGACTATCGATGAGGTGGCGGGCGGAGGATGAAGAGCCTGGCCGAAGAACTCGCCGAGATGACTCCGGCCGAGGAGGAGGTTCTTCTCCGCGACCTCGGCAAGGCCGACCTCGACCTCCGCTACGACGCCAGCTTCTGGCTTCGCCCCGAGCAACTCGACACCCTCAACAGCGAGACGTGGCTGACCCTGCTCCTGGCCGGGCGTGGGTACGGCAAGACCCGGGTGCTGTCGGAGTGGGTGCGGGAGAAGGCCAAGACCCCGGGCACCCGCATCGCCCTGGTGGCCCGCACCGTGGCCGACGTGCGCGACACCATGGTCAACGGACCGTCGGGCATCCTCGCCGTGTGCCCACCCGAGGAGCAGCCCGACTACGTCCCCTCGGCCCGCACCATCCGGTGGCCCAACGGCTCGGTCGCTCTCACCTTCTCGGCCGAGAAGGCGGACCAGCTTCGTGGTCCCCAGTTCGACTACGCCGCCTGTGACGAGTTGGCATCGTGGCGGATGCTGCCCGACTCCTCGGGCCTGAACGCCTGGGACAACCTGCAGATCGCCACCCGGTTGGGGCGCAACCCGCAGATCATGGTGGCGACCACCCCCAAGCGAGTTCCGTTGCTACGGCAACTGGTTGACCGGGCCAAGTCCGACCCGGGGATGATCCACCTCCTCCGTGGTGCGACGTCCGACAACCTCGCCAACCTGTCCTCGGCCTACGTCGAGTTGATCTACGGCATGTACTCGGGCACGTCGATCGCTCGCCAGGAGTTGTTCGGTGAGCTACTGGCCGAGGTCGACGGTGCGATGTGGTCGATCGCCAACCTGGACGAGAACCGCATCAACGGTGTCCCGGCCGACGTGTTCTCTCGCAAGTACATGAGGGTCATTGGTGTCGACCCCTCGGTGGCGGCCAAGCCCGGCGACGAGTGCGGCATCATCATCGCCGCCGGGACGAAGGGCCCCCAGTTCAAGCGGGAGGCGTGGGTCATCGATGACGTGTCGATGCAGGGATCGCCCGAGGCGTGGACCGCTCAGGTTGTGAAGTCGGCTAAGCGTTGGCAGGCCGTGGTCATCGCCGAGCAGAACCAGGGCGGGGATCTCGTCCGCATGGCGATCCAGCAGAACGACCCGACGGTGCCGGTGGTCCTGGTCCACGCCACCAAGGGCAAGGCCCAGCGGGCCGAGCCGGTGGTCATGGCCTACGAGCAGGGCCGGGTGAAGCACTGCGGAGTGCATGGTCTGCTGGAGGACGAGATGACCTCCTGGGTCCCGGGCGAGTCGGGCTACTCCCCGAACCGGATGGACGCTCTGGTGTGGGGGCTGTCGGGTCTGCTGGGCGAAGGCTCCAGCAAGATTCGGTCCCAGACCGGCGAGGTGCGAGTGAGTCGTTCCTCGGGGTCGGCCCGCACGATCACCGGGCTGATCCCTGGCTACCGGGCTGGTCGTGGTGTGGATCGGCGCTGGCAAGGCGGGGGTCGTCTGTAAGTCGTTGCCAAATCTGGGAACGGTCTGGTACAGTCTTCTCCGTACCGCCCGACCAACCCAGACGAGACGAGACGATGACTGACTTCCGCACGGCGATCGATGAGACCTACTCCGACTACGCCGATCTTCTGCTCAGGCCCTTGACCATCAACCCCCTGCCCACCACGGCGAAGGGGCCCAAGTCCGTGACCGGCACTCCAGTTGGTGGTGGCTCCCCCGTCGCTGATGTGATCAGCAAGCCGGGCGACCGCACCCGGCCCAACGGCGAGGTCTACATCCCCCGCATCGTGAAGGGTTACGGCCCCGACCGGACCGACGTGGAGATCGTGGAGAACGCCTACGCCAACGGTCTGCGGGTCCTCCTCTATGGTCCCCCCGGCACCGGCAAGACGGCGCTGGCCGAGGCCGCCTTCGGTGAGGATCTGGTCACCATCGCCGGAGCATCCGAGACCGAGGCCGCCGACTTCGACGGGTCCTGGGTCCAGCGCACCGACGGCAACTACGAGTGGGTCGACGGCCCGCTGGTGACGGCCATGATCCTCGGCCACAAGCTGCTCATCGATGAGATCGCCCTCATCGACCAGGGCGTCCTGGCCCATGTCTACTCGACCATCGATGGTCGCGGTGAGCTTCACCTCACGGCCAACCCCGCTCGGGGCACCATCAAGGCGGCACCGGGCTTCGACGTCATCGGGGCGTTCAACCCCGACGTCCCCGGAGCCATCGTCTCCGACGCTCTGCTTAGCCGGTTCAGCATCCACGTCGAGGTCACCACCGACTGGGATCTGCTCAAGCGTCTGGGCGTGTCGGTCGACGCCATCACCCTGGCCCGCAACCTGCACCACAAGCAGAACAACCATGAGATCGTGGCCGCCCCCCAGACCCGGGAGCTTCTGACCTACGAGAAGATCCGCTCGGTGTTCGGCGACGACTTCGCCCTCGCCAACCTCGTCGCTCAGTCCCGGCCCGAGGATCGGGCCATCGTCATCGACGTGGTCCAGGCCATCTACTCCCGCCGGGTCAAGGCCTTGAAGATCGGCAACACCAGCAGCGACGCTGTTCCCTTCTAGTACCTCTGTGGTACACTCCCACCCAACAACGACGAGACGAGACTCCAATGAGCACCCTGACCAATCCCGACACCTCCATCAACGTGGCCGCCGTCCGGGCCGACAAGCGGGTCAACACCCGTGGTTCCTCCGGCGTGGACGCCTGGGCCATCTACGGCGAGATCGACGCCTTCACTGACGGCGACGATGAGGCCACCCACACCCTTCGCTTCCTGGCCGCCGGGAACGCCCTCTTCTACCAGTTGAAGGAGGCCGACAAGCGGGCCGCCGACTGGAAGTTCGTCTCGGTCCCGACGACCGAGATCCTCAACCGGACTCTGGATGATGCCTTGCGTGAGGGGGTCCCGATCACGGGCGATCACTTCGTCCTGCGGGGACTGCCCATCGTGGGCCAGTTGGTCGCCACCGACGTGGAGTCCATCACCCACAAGAACGAGCCGCCCCAGGGCCGCTACACCTTCAAGACCACCTACGAGAAGAAGTACGGGAAGGGAGTCTGACATGGCGCTCGACCTCACCGCCGTGGCGGACACCGCCCTGGTTGCTTCCTCGCACGCCCTGACTCGGGCCACCAACAACCTGGCCCGCTACGCCCCCGGCCACACCGTCGCCTACATCACCCGGGAGGAGGGACCGGCTCCGGCCTGGTACCACCAGAAGACCGGCGAGATCGTCCTCTCACTGCGGTTCGCCGACGACGAGCCGGACGCTCGTCTCGCTCTCATCCTCAACCGGATCGCCGAGGAGAAGCACGCCATCCACCGCCACCTCGACCTGCCCCTCGGCAGGGAGGGCGAGACGTACGGGACCCTCTTCGGGATCTTCCAGCATGAGGTCGCTCACAGTCGGTGGAGCCGGTGGCAGTTCGAAGGCCACGACGAGATCCGATCCCTCACCACCCGGCCCAACGCCGTCATCTCGGTGCTGCGCCTGTGGGAAGAGATCCGTATCGAGAAGCGGGCCTACGACCGGGAGCCGCTGGTCCGGGTCCCGTTCCGCCACTCGTTCGCCTACCTGCTCAAGAAGCTGACCGAGGACACCCCGGTGACCAAGGTCCAGGTGGCTCACCTGTGGGCCCTCACCGTCGGCCGGGTGTTCGCCTCCATCGTGGAGTCGGACGAGGTGCTGCCCATCAACGACCTGGCCTGCACCATCATCGGCGACGATGACGTCGTCGTCCTGCGCGAGATCCTCGACCAGGCCGTGGTGTGGGATGAGCACACCGCCCGGGACGACCTGCAGTCCATCGTGTCGCTGGCCGAGGAATGGCTCGACGTGCTCGGCATCGATGAGGACGGCGACATCAAGATCCCCGACCTGCTCGACGGTGAGGATGCGGATGCCGACGGCGACAACATCCACGCCGATGCCGAATTCGGCGAGGAAGGCGACCACGCCAGGGGCGACGAGGAGGAGCCGTGGGCCGAGGTGACCGAGGAGGAGTCCAAGCGTCTGCTGGAGGCCATTGAGAAGGCGGGCGACTTCGTCCGCAAGAATGCGGGCCGGGTCTCGCTGAAGCTCTCCGACCCTCGCCAGAAGGCCGACGAGGTCTTCGGCAAGAGGTTCTCCCACACCGGTGTGCAGTGGGACGTGCGCCCGCCCTCGCATTCCGAGCGCACCGCCGTGACCACGCTGGCCGCCGCCTTCACCCGCATCAACTACCAGGCTCCCGCCGTCACCAAGGTCGCCACGGCCATTCCCCCGGGCCGCATCCGCTCCCGGGATGCGGTGCGCCGGTCGGCCGAGCGGGCCGGTGGGCGCATGGTCACGGCCCAGCCGTGGGAGCGCAAGAAGCGCCGTCACGTCCACAACCCGCCGCTGACCCTCGGCCTCATGACCGACACGTCAGGGTCGATGGGGTGGGCCCAGGAGGTCGTCGCCTCGGCGGCGTACATCTTCTCCAACGCCATCGCCCGGGTCGGCGGCAAGGCCGCTGCTGTCACCTTCGGGGACTACGCCGAAGGTGTCGTCCGGCCGGGCGAGGTCCCGACCACGGTGGCATCCCGCCGGGCCAACGGTGGCACCGAGCGTTTCGAGTGGGCTATCGCTGCGCTCGACGGAGCGCTCCACCTCACCCACAACAAGGGGGCCAAGGTCGTGGTCATCATCTGCGACGGTGGCCTGGTCGAGACGGGCGAGTGCGAGCGGGCGGTGCTGTGGTTGGAGCGCCTGCGCCGGGCCGGGACCGCTGTCCTGTGGCTGGACTCCAGCGTTACCCGCAACAAGGAGTGGCTGCCGTCGTGGGTCGAGTTGCAGAAGATCCCTCACGGGACGGATTTCACCAAGGCGGTCGATGTGATCGCCGATTCGATGGAGCGGGCCTTCCGCGCCGCACAAGGAGGAGTGACGTTGTGAAGAACAAGGTAGGCATCCTCGCCTACAGAGCATTCACCGATGACGTTGAGGACGCCGCTGGCGGCCTCAACGACTTCGGTCGTTGGTTCCTGCTGGACGACCTGGCCCCGGGGTGGCGCAGCCTCCCCAACGGCTACCTGCTGTGGACCACCGAGGAGGACCGGTCGCTGGCGCTGACGTCGGCTGCCAAATTCGTGAAGCTCAACAGGACCAACGTGATCGTGGCGCTCGGGCGGGAAGCTGCCCGAGCGCTCGGCTGTCCCAACAACCTGGAATGGTTCACCGGCTACACAACACAGATCAACAAGAAGACCATCGTCGTGATCCCCATCCCCTCACCGTCGCCCATCAACCGCAGCCTCAACGACGACGCCGTCCGCACCAAGACGGCCAAGCTGTTCGACAAGCTGATCAACGATCCTGACTTCGTCGCCGATCTCGTAGGAGCAGCCGTATGACCGAACTGACCCCCATCCCCGGGAGCGAGGCAGTGCTGGACAACGACGAGGTCGACCTCGTCAAGCGACTGGCCGAGGCCCGCCAGAACCGGGGGGACTGGGAGAAGATTGAGAAGACCCTCCGCACCCAGATCCTGCAGGTGATCCAGGGTCAGGGGGCCCAGGCGGGCATCACCGCCTCGGGCGCTCCCCTGGTCCGCATCTCCACCTCCACTCGGCGCACGGTCGATGCCAAGAAACTGGAGGCGCTGTACCCCGAGGTGTATGACGAGGTCATGAAAGAGACCACCGTCGAGAAGCTGGACATCCTCTGATGGCGATGAAGCGGACCTTCGTCCACGACGCTGATGACGGGAAGTCGATGACCTTGGGGGAACTGCGCGCTCTCATCAACGACACCGCTGATCTCATGAGCGCCCAGTGCGAGGTGAAGGTGCGGGTTGGTTTCGGGGGAGGGCTGAAGTCGATCACCATCACCACCAGTGAGCCGTACCCTCCTCGGCCTCAGCCGGGGACCGATCCCTGGAACTAGCGCGTAGCGCTCCTACTCTGGCTCCGTGCAGACCAGGGCCGCTGACCTCGTCATAGGTGTACTCGCCACTCGCCGCCTGGTGCGGCTCATCGTGGAGGACGAGGTCACCCATCCTCTCCGGGTGAAGGCGTCGAAGATCCACCCGGCGGTGGAGTACCTCGTCTCCTGTCAGGCGTGCTCCTCAGTCTGGGCAGCGGCGGCGGTTACCCTTTCCCCTGCTCCCGTACGTTGGGCGCTCGCAGCGAGCGAGGGGGCCATCATCACCGGGGGCCTCACCCGGATGGTAGAGAGGGTCGGTCTGTGAGCATCTTCGATGTCGAGCAGGAGGGCGCTGAACTCACCCTCCCAGAGCCCCCGCCCTACGACACCCCCCGCACCATCTCCGCATCGGCGATGCGCCTCGACCTCCGGGGGAAGTCCACCCGCAAGGAGATCAACCGGCCCTCCTCCCGAATCTGGCAGGAGGCGGCGTGGGACTACTACGACGCCATCGGCGAGGTGCGCTTCGGGTTCAACCTCCTCGGCTCGGTGATGTCCCGAATTCGGCTGTACCCGGCGGTGGTGGAGCAGACCCGTGGTGCCCCCATCGACGTGACCAAGTGGGCCGAGGAGATCGGGCGGCCGAGCAACTCGGTCGAGGCCCTGGCCGATGCATCCATCGAAGCACTGGAGAAGCTCGACCAGGGCTACATCTCCGGCGGCATCTCCGAGTTGATGCGGACCGCCACCATCAACATGAGCGTGGCCGGGGAGATGTTCCTCGTCTCCCCCAAGCCGGGACAGTTCGTCATCGCATCGGTGGACGAGTTGACCGCCGGGTCCGACAGCAACTACCGGCTGAAGACCAGCCGGGAGGCCAACAACCGGGGCAGGTCCCTGGACAAGAGCGCCTACGTCGCCCGCATCTGGCGTTCGCATCCGCGGTGGCAGAAGGAAGCCGACTCATCAATGCTGGGCGTGCTCGACGCCTGCGAGAAGCTGGTCATCCTCGACCGGGTGGTGCGGGCCACGGCCCGCAGTCGGATGCACGCCAACATGATGTTCATCCCCGAGGGCGTCACCGTCACGACATCCGAGGACGCCGAGTCCGACGAGATCGAACAGCAGATCGTGGAGAGCCTCACCGCTCCGGTGACCAACGAGGCGGCGGCCAACACCATCGTGCCGGTCATCCTCCGGGGCCCGGGGGAGATGGGCCAGCAGATCCGCATGATCGAAGTGAGCCGGGGCTACGACCCCGCCCTCGCCGCCGCAGCGGACCGTGCCCTGGAGCGGGTGATGGTCGGCATCGACGTGCCGAAGGATCTCGTCACCGGCCTGGCGAACGTGCGCTACTCCAACGCCATCGTGTTGAGCGACGACCTCTACCGGGCCCACATCGAACCGTTGGCCCTGCTCATCGCCGACTCCCTGACCAACGTCTACCTCCGGCCCTACCTGCGCCGGGCCGGGATCCAAGAGAACCTCGTCCGCAAGGCCGTGCTGTGGTACGACCCCAGCGCCGTCGTCGCCCGGCCCGACCGGTCCGCTGCCGCCAACGAGGGCTACGACCGCCAGGTGCTCAGCGGCCAGGCATGGCGGGCCACCCGGGGCTTCGATGAGTCCGACGCCCCGACCACCGATGAGAAGTTGGAGAGGATGGCTTTCGAGAAGACCACCCTCCCGCCCGACACCTCGGTGGCCCTGGTCGAGCACTTCGCCCCCGAGGCGTTCAACGAGATGCGGAACAAGGGACAGGCCACCTCGGGCATGCCCGACGACATCAGCCAGATGCTGGAGCCAGGTGCTGCTCCTCCCGGCCAGCCGAACCAGAACACCGAGCCCGGCGGCACCGAGGCGGCACCGCCCCCCGGCACCGCCCCCGAGAACCGGCCGGTGCCGACGCCCGCCAGTCCCGGCAACGACGTTGGAGCACCGGAGGGAACCCGGCCGCCACGCCGGGTCCCGGTCTAAGGGGTCGACATGGCCGGTGACGTGTACCAGTACCAGACCCTGGTCGTGCTCCCCATCTTCAGCAAGGCCGACCTCCCCTCGGCCATCGCTGCCGCCGCCGACAACCCCGGTGCTCGCTGGTACGTCGAGCGTCGGGTGAAAGCTCTCGGTGCCTCCGATGAGTTCCCGCTCCCCTGGAGGACATCATGAGCAACCGCAGCTACCCCGTCCCCGCCCGTGTCTCTGCCACCGTCGAGGGGGACGGGCCCCTAGCTCGCCGTGTTCGTGATGGTGAGG